TCTAGTTGGATCATATTGAACAGAAGTCATCTCAAATGACATTCTTGGAAGAGTTATAGCAACTGCTTTTGTTAAATTAGCTTGTTCTCTAATTTTTGAAAAGAACTTCTGCTGTGGTCCATAAGCAAGACCAACTTTGGTTTCATCTAAGGTACTATCATCAATACCTTCATGTTTAATAAAGATATTATTAAACAATGTACCAAAACCAATAATGGTTTTACGAATAATTTCGTGATAATAATAAGTACCTAACATTAATATTCTCCAAATGGATTCCTTTCACTAAAATCTAATAATCCTTTACCTTCGGTTTCAATATCCTTATTAGCATCATAAGGATCATCAAAACTATCTGTACTGTAAGAATCTACAATATATGTAGCTGATGATATTCCACCAATAACTGCTTCTCCAGAATAGAATGAACCACTATTCAATGAAACTCTTAACTCAATTGGTGGATAAGTTGGGTTGATATCAACTCTCCTCTTGAAGTCCTTAACCCTAGCAGTTACTCCCGAAGTCTGACCTGTAACTATTTCATTATATATGAAAGTACCTATTCCAGTAGTGCTTATTCCAGTTATTGATACTGCACTTGTTGCAGAAGTATATCCAGATCCAGTATTATTAAATCTAATATCCACAATCTTACCTCCACTCATAATTGCAGTTGCACTTGCAGAAGTTCCTGTGGTAACTCCAGCAAATTCAACTGTTGGTGTAAAGGCATATCCTCTTCCACCTTCAGTTATAGTTACAGAAGTAATACCTGTATTAACTATTCCAAACGTAACAGCAGCACCTGCACCTCCACCACCTTCAAGAATAATTAATGGTGGATTATCTGGATCATATAAAGTTCCTGGATCAGTTATTACTATCTCTTTAAGAGAATTAATACCACCAATTGATGTGGTTATTGCTACTGCCCTAGCTTGAACACCAGACACAGATGGTGGAGATGATATTATGACTGTTGGTGCAGAAACATATCCAGAACCATCATTTACAATATCAATGAAACCAAGCATTCCTGTGGTTCCTCTTTGAGCTACACCAGTTGCAGTTATTCCAGTACCAACTAAATTTAATTGTGTTATATATCCTTCATCCTCCACTGTATTATCAACTTCCTCAATAGTAGTATCCACAAGTTCATTCTCATATTCATAAAGTTCACAACTTAATTCATAGGTATAATTTTTACCTAATTGATAAAATGGTTTCTCAGATTCTACTCTTTTAATTTCAAATAATCTTTCACCAAGTGGAAAATATATTAAATCACCTTCTTTTGGTCTTGTAATTAAATCTTCAAACGTATATTCGCTAATACTACCTTCTCTGATACCAGCACTCATACCTTCCAAAAATGGTGCTATAAATTCTTCATATCTTTCTTTGGATATTGTAAGACTAACCTCATTTGTTAATCTTAAACCAAATTTACTTAAAACATCACTATTTGGGTTATATCCTTCATAATTATTTAAATATGCTTCAATAATAAATGAATCATCAAACTTAGATGACTGTACTTCTTTAATAATATTATCAGTCTTAAATACTTTTCTGGGAAGATAATAAACTTCTATACCGAACATTTGCAACTGTTCATTAATAAGATCTTGAACTAAAAATTGCTCACCTTTGGATCCTTGTAAAAAATAAGAATTTAATGCCATATTTTATCAACCTATAAGATCAAGAGGTGGTAACTCATATTCAAGAGACATTTTTGATTGAATTGCTTCAAGATCTCTTTCTGCATCATCATATATTTGCCTTCCATTTAATTCAATCCCACCAGGAAGTTTTACTCCTTGAAATTTAATTAAATTTTGTCCCCATTGTCTCTTAACTAAAGCAGTAAGATATTTTTTCAAGAATGTATCATTATAAACACCAGTAAAGGTATTTGGATCTAACGCCCTATAACAATCTAAAATTATAAAAGTATCAGTAGTTTCACTTCCCCAATCAATATCTAAGTATAACCTATCTTGTCTTTTATTATATCTAATTTGCTTATCTGTAGTTAACATCATATCAATATCTTCTAGATATGATTTTGTCATTGAATAACTTAAAAGACCATTATATCCAAGATTAAATGCAACATCATTTAGAAATAGTTGATATTTAACACTAAACATACCATTAGAAATAGCACTAGTATCAAATTTAAATATTCTTTCTACACCAATTACAGAATCTGGAACTTGAATAAAATTAGAAGTTTCATACCAATTAGAAATAAGACCACCAAAACCAGGTATATCAGTAGAAGTTGCAGTAGTAGTTACAATACCAACGGTATTTGAACTACCATCTTTATTATTTGCCTTTCCCCTATCAATATCATCTTGAGTTAATTTATATTTAAGATACATTCTCTCAACACCATCAAAATGACGTTCATTAAATAATTGAATAGCATCATCTACTAAATCATCTAATTGATCGTCATCAACATTAATTTCTAATACTGGTGCACCTAATTTTCTCAAACAATAATCTACTAACTCTTGTCTAGTTGTTGGTTTTGCCATTAGAACGAACCTCCATCAATGATTCCACTTAATTGAGTAGCAGTTAAAATACCTGTTACTACTGCACCTGTTTGAGTAGTTTCAAGTTTCTTACCAGCACCACTACCTCTCCAATATAACTCTACACTTCCATCAGTATTAAATACGGCACTATTTGCACCAGATGTATCTTCAATTACAACATCAGCAGCACCTTGAATTCTAAGATCGCCAGTACCAGCATCCTTTATAAAACTGGAACTGCCATCATGATATATTTGCAAATCATCCGAAGTTCCAAATGTAGCCTTAGCATTATCATTCAATCTAAAGAAACCTGATGATTTAATCCAACTGGCATTATAACTTGCACCAGTAAGATTCAAATTACCATTTACATCAAGTACAGTTAAAGTTCCAAGTGATGTGATGTTAGATTGAGCAGCAGTAAGTAAAGTTGCGTTAAGTCCACCAGTTATTGTAGCAATACCTGCAATTGATAATCCAGCAGTAGCAGAAAACCCTTCTCCTGAACTAATAGTTATCCCTGTACCAACATTTATAATATCATTATCACCGTCAAATGTTATACTAGATGACCCAACAGTCATCATACCAGAAACATTAACGTTCCCACCAATATCTAATTGGGCAATTGTACCGATACCAGTTACATTAAGATTTCTACCATTAATTTCATCATATAACACATCATCTTTAACATATAAATCACCACCAACATACAAATCACCACCAGTAGTAGTAATACCACCAGAACTAGCTAAAGTTGAAATACCACTTACATTAAGATTTGATTGTACTACTAGACTTTTTAAAATATCTACTTGACTATTAATATCAACAAGATCTCCGTTAAATGTTGATATTCCTGCAAAAACAGATCTTCCACCAAAATTTATATCCTTAGCAACTCCTAATCCACCAGCAATTGTTACTGAACCGTTTGATATACCTGTAGAATTTGTAACATTTGAAAATGTAGATATTCCCGAAACCTTAAGGGCAGTAGAATGAATTAAATCTGATAATACAAACTTTGATGTTGGATGATCCCATACAAGAACTAATCCATTTTCTGATGATCTAGAAGAATCAACGTCAAGTAAATTAATTAATCTTGTTGGAGGTGCTGATGCATTAGATAAGACTCTAATTACATTCTGTGAACCAATTCTATCGTTAATATTTGGCATTACCTTGTAACTCCACCTCTTACTAGTGCTGAACCCTCTATGGCTTTATATTCACTACCATCTTGAGTTATTATTTTTACATCATAAACATATCTTCCGGGTTTTATATTCACAGTAGTAGAAGCTACTAAATTTATAGATATAATCCCGGCATCAGGGTCTGTGACAGAAGTTGCAAATGAAACCTTGTTTACACTTGACGAATGCTTCCTAAGCATAGCTGTTGTAGCTGCACCTGCCAAACTCAAAAATGAATTAGAACGAGTATCCTCTAATTGAAAGGATGTGTCAAAGTCAAATCCTTGTTCAATTACAATATTGGATACATATACTGCCATTATTAATCAATATACTTTTAAATATTTATAATCTTTTATTTAACACTTCATATAAAAGAGATTTTATTTCGTCAATATCAGAACGTAATCTTTTCAACTCTTCTTCATCAGTTTGTTTTTTACTCCTTATAGCGACATATTGAGAATATCCTTGCGTATCACGATTTATGATTGCACCAGATTTTTCATCCCTATAAAGATGCTTATGACCTTCAACTTGTATCATTTTGCTAAAGCAATTGCTCTAAGATCTTTAAATCTTGGTGGTTTTGCTTCGTTTGTTCCACTAATAACAATTTTAATCTGGAATCCAGTAAAATTATCCTCAT